ATGGCGTTCTTCACCATAGAGAAACGGCTCCGTAGCGACGGAACGGCCCGCTACCGTTGCACTGTCGGAGTGAAAAAGAACGGGAAATACGTCCATAGGGAGAATCAAACGTTCTCAAAAAACACCCTCGCCAAATCGTGGGGTGCTAAACGAGTGGCCAATCTCGAAGAGCATGGCATACCTGATAAAGCGCAGGAAGTCGCGCCAGCGTCCATCCTGACCGTTGGAGATTTACTTCAGCGGTATGAGCAGCACCCCAACATCAAGGTTGGTCGTTCGAAAAAAAGCGCTATAGCCGTCCTCGGACGATCCCCTATCGCGGATGTCAAACTCGCCGAGCTTAAGCCCTCAGATTTCATTTCACATTGCCAGATGAGGAAGGCACAAGGGATCTCACCATCAACGATTTCAAAGGATATCACTGAGCTTGGCGTTGCCCTGGAATCAGCAGCGCCTCTTTTCAGTATAAGGGTCGACCCAGCCCCGCTTGCTGATGCAAAAAAATGGCTGCGGAATATGGGGCTGATCTCCGCATCGCAAAAGCGTAGCCGGCGCCCGACCTCCGAAGAGATTAACCGAATATTGGAGGTATTAGAGAGGAAGGCCTTACGGGCTTTTTCTGGCGCCCCCTTTGACAAAATCTTTATGTTTTCAATCCTGACCTGTATGCGTATTGGCGAGGTTTGCCGCATCAAGTGGTCTGACGTAAGCGAGAGCCAGCGGGCGGTTATTGTTCGTGACAGGAAAGATCCACGCAAAAAGGAAGGTAACCATATGTCGGTTCCGTTACTGGGTGATGCCTGGACCATCCTGCAGTCTCAGCCGAAAAATGATGAGCGGATATTCCCTTACAATGAAAAAACGATTACCGATATGTACCGGCGTGTGAGGGATGAGTTAGGGATTGAGGATCTGAGATATCACGACCTACGCCGCGAGGGGGCAAGTCGTCTGTTTGAGGCGGGATTCAGCATTGAGGAAGTGGCCCAGGTTACCGGGCATCGGTCGCTGAATATCTTGTGGCAGGTTTACACTGAGCTATTTCCGAAAACACTGCATGAGAAATTTGATAAATTGCAGAAAGATAAAGGCATTAAGTAAAATCAACTACGATTGCTGGCATGAACACCCGCAGTCATCCTCGCCCGGCAGCTCTTGCATACGGTTGCTGGGTGGGATTTTACATCAAATCGTCATCCTTGCTTCATGCAGTGTGCTATCCGGGAATTATTTATAATATCGTCTTCCCCCCCCCTCCTATCACATCGGCCAGCAACACAATGTTTTAACTGCTCAGACCAGAAATATCTGGAAGCTTTAGGCATATTCTTGGAAGATAGATGAGCGCAAAGACGCACACAGCAATGATGTTATGTAGTATTTTCCCCTTGAGTGTGCCTGCTCAAGGGGATTTTTTATCGCCGTATTGTACTGGCAAATATTTGTAAATCGTCTTCACTCCCACGCCTGTCACATCGGCCACACGCTACTGGACAGGCGCTTAGTCCGGTATGTTTCTCGCGCTACGACTGCTTACGTTAACGTCTGGTAATGATCTAGCGGCGAGACGTAAAGCGGCGTTGAAAGCAATTATAGTGACCGGCCGGCGTTGGTACTTCACACGGTTAGAATGACTCTGAAATAAAAAAACATCTTCTGGATAGCGTTCTCTTCTACGAGCAATCATCGCCTCCACTGGAGGGGTTGATTCAACACGTAGCTCCTTCAGGTGACCCTGTTTTCGTATCAGTATCAAGCCACCATCAATATCATCATATCGAATACTCAGCAGCCTTCCAGCGCTTAAACCCGTGTGAAAAATTAACGCCCACAAGTCAGCCCATGTATCTGAGATGGAAACAAGATTGCTGTTAATAGTTAAAAATTGCTCAAAACTTATTGTTTTCTTACCGTTCACGAACAAACCAAACTGTTTTCAAAGCTGAATGAATTGATTAAGCCAAACGTAACATATCAGGAAAAGTAGTGAAATCTTTGTCTTCAAGTCGCCGGGAGGTACTTGTAGATTGTTTTCACGTCCACGCCTGTCACATCAGCCACCTGCTGCCGGGTCGCGCCGTTCTCCAGCATTCTGCGCGTACGATCGACAACCTCCAGGGCCATCACCCGCCGGCCGCCAATACGCCCCCGCTCTCATAGAGACAATGAAATACCAAACTCCGTTTTTTTACCCAGAGTGTTATTGATATAAATAGATGCTATATCCATAGCCAATTCATCACTGCCAGCATCAAATGCTGTGATCACCGCGCTGCCCTCAGTTTTGGTTAACATGTACTGGCTGATTTGGTTAATTGATTGTATTTCATACAGATAAAACATAATTCCTCACAGTACCGGCGATTGCCAGAAAACGGGGAGTTTAACTTTAATCGTCCCTACGAAATTGGTGAAACGCAGAGCTAACCGGCATGAATCAGCGTACTGCGCCTGGCTCACGCTCTGCCAGACCCCCACGTAATCGGCCGCTGTCAGCGGCGTTCCGGACTTGCTGAAAATTTCGCTCACATTGATAACGTCGGAAATGTAGTTAGTCACAGTAGCCCGGTTTGTCGTGATAGTTGATGTGCCGCTATTGAAAGAAAGGGTTGGCTCCTCGTAGGTTCTGGCAACAAGGTACATATCGCACTCCCCTGCTGTAACGCCTGCGATATTAACCGATGCGCCGCCACACCATGCCGGGCGAGCTTTTGCCGGATAGTAAGGAGTCAGCAGCAGCTCGACGACATCAGTTGCTGCGGCTGTGGTAATCTCAATCGTCCTCGCGCCGTCGCTGGTTGCTGCGCCGTATTTTGCGCTGACGTCAGTATTTGCACTGGAGACCGTGATTTTTGTGTTGGCATCAGTCAGATTCAGTACTGATGCACCCTCTGTTCCGACAAAATTGAATCGCCAGCCCATCAGGCCATTGTTATATCGCGGCAGAATCTGTGAGCTACGCAGCCCGGTAACACGGGGGCTTTTATTGGTAATCACGCAGCGGTTATTCGCCTCTGTGCCGTCGCTATAACCGCTCAGCGAAATGTACTGTGAATTTTCAAAATACTCGGTAAACGTCCAGTCGCATTCCTCAAAAGAAACCGCACAACCGCCCCCTGGTGCATGGATAAGCTGCCGCATGGAGTTGTTAGCGCCGTTCATGTAGAGCTGAGTGTCGCGGAACTGAACTTTAACTGGTATCCCTGGTGCGGCCGGGCAATTCACCAGATAACCCGGAACCCCCTCAACATGGCCGCCCTGAATGAGAATCCTTGATACCTGAGACAGATTTCCCACCAGGAATACATCAGCGCTGGTGTAATCCAGAGAGCAGTTATTAATGTAGTACCACATTGGCGCCTGAAACCAGAAATGCGCAAAAGAGTTGTTCCCGATTGTACAGTTCTCAAAAATCATTTTTTCACCGGCATTCAGGGCCTGACCACCTGAGACATAAACACCGTACTGGTTCAGCATTGAGATAATTCCATAAAACGTGTTTATGAAATTATTACGCGCCGTTATCTGAATCCCGTATTTGAAACCGATGATTGTCAGGTCACAAATCATCAAATCACGAACGGCGAAAACGCTGGTATTGGGGTCGCCGACGTAAAGACCGGTACCTGTAGATACATTTTCTCCCGGGCCGGTAAGAATGAACCTTCCCCCATTGGCATTAAATATTTTACAGCCCTGAACATCTGCGGGGTTAGACGGCATGCCGCCTGAGGCGATATCCAGAGCGGCGTTATTAATACTAAATGCGCTGCCTGTCGCGGATGGATAATTCATATAGACATACCCGTCTGTACTCAGGCACATAAATGACGGAATAAATACAGACTCGTCAATCGTGTACGGACGACGTGATGCCGGAATGAAAACGGAGGTAATGGCCCCTTTGATGGTGCCAGCCGCTTTTATTTTGTTAACCTCACCAGTAATGACGGCATTTAAAACTGAGCCAAGATTTGAGTTATCCGCGAGAAGTCCAGCCAGGCGAATATCTATCCCTCTGGTTACATCTGCTTTCCAGCGAGCACCCCCGGCCGTAACAAATACAGAATATCCATCATCGGCCGTAGTTAAATCATCAGCATCGTACCAGAGCGAGCAGTTTACCTCGTGACCACCTGACACTGCATGCCGCAGGGTAATCGACTGCCCTGCATAGGTAGGCTCAACTGTGCGCAGTGCGGAGATGGTCGCACATTTCCCCACCCATTTCAGCCCGTCGCCTGAACCCAGGTTTTGGCGAAGCGTGTCACCATCCATCAGAACGAAGTGAGTAACATCATTCGCAAAGCTGGTTGCAGCGGTACCGGTCGTCGTAAATCCAACATCCGTGGTGGCATTCAGGCGGTAGTACTGATCGTTATACCGGATATACTGGTTACGGGCGCTGAACTGAAACGGTCCGTCTTCATAGTCGCCCAGGAACACGTAACCGGAGCTATCAAGAAAAGCCTGGAATCGGTTTTCCTTATCAGCCTGGGAAGCATCAAAAGTAGTTTCCTGTTCGACTATCTGGGTGGAAAAACGGGACTCAAAGTCACTCAGTTTTACCGTAAACGCAGACTCCAGTCCGAACCATGACATACGGCTGCGACCGAGCCGATCACTCCAGAAAGAGGATGTAATATCGTTCAGGGCAAGGTCAAGATTCTGAGCGTTATCAAAAACGTTGCGCATGTCTGCCGACGGGACCGGATCCCGCGTTAAATAAAATGGCATAGGGGTATTACCTCAGAAACAGATCAGGCAGGAATTTCAGGCCAGGCGATATCGGGAGCGGTAGATGTATCAATGCGGCTCAAGGCAACGCGGTATTTTTTCCACTCAGTCAGTTGCATGACTTCTTCGTCGGTCTGGATACCAAGTTCTACAGCGTCGTTTAGAGGGGCTATTTTTGCGTTTGCCTCTCGCATCAACTCGGTTAACAGCTCAATAGCGCTGCTCACTTCAGCCTGGTGTTTAGCTTCCGGGTCACTAATCCAACCATCGCCATTCCATTTTTGGTAGCTGTCAGTGGGTGCTATTGCCGTCACATCATCTGGCAGGGTGCCGAGTTCTGAAATCTCAACAGGCTCTCCAGATATGGTGCTGTATACGATTTTTCCGCGATGGTCCTCGAAAATAGACCACATGCCCGCAGCAGTATTAAAAACCGCCGTTTCTCCTGTGGCTGTTTCGGGTGGTGAATTTTGAGTGCTGCAGGCAGGCAAGCCGGTATGAGGCGGGATCGACAATTCTTCAACGCCCACCAGCTCCCCAGTATCGTCGCTGATATGATAAACGGTTACCACCTGAGGTTTGTCAGACATTTCAAAAACCATTATGCGAGCCTCACGATGTAGTTAAATGCGATGTTTTTGACGGTGTTTTCTGCGTTACCAGCAGCATCGACAGTAATGATGTGCGAGTGAGCGCCAAGAGCCAGGGTATGCGTGTGCGCGCCGGCAGTAGAGGTTGTGCCAAAGTTATTGCCGCTGTTGCTGCCAACTTCCTGATCGCTACCGCCCTGCTTCTGCATTGCCGATCCCCACGTGTGGGCGTGGTCCCCGTTGCTGCTTGTCGTTTTGGTACCGAGATCGGTCGATGTGGCCGATGCTGTGTGTGAGTGGGATTTAACGCCATCCTGTTCCTGAGACAGCACCGCACGCCCGGTGGCCGGCTTCCCTTTGATGGTCCAGCTTCGCATGTCTGGAATGACACCTGACGGGTAAGCTATAGCCAGTAACGGATATGCCGTAAGGCTGAATGCCTGCCCCTGCATGAAAGCGAAATTACCATCTGCCGGCAAAATGTCAGAGGGCCATGGTATGGGGGTGCCAACTGGCAGAGCGCTCCGCGCAACCGTGTTAACTGAACCGATCAGCAGGGATACCAGTTTTGCCGTATCTCCATCATCAAGCACATCCTCTCCGGTTGTCTCAGCCATGAACTGAGCTAAGACGCTCGCCATAACCGTCCCCTGACGCAGGGCTTTATTAATCTGCGCGGACCGGGCCAGCCCCGCTGTAAATCCTGTAGAAAGGGCGATCAAACCTTCCCATTCCGTCTGAGATGTCACATTTGAGCCAGATGCGATGGCAAACGGTTTAAAGTTATTAACTGGCATCAGAAGTTTTCTCCCCATGCGCCGGACTCAAAGCCAGCGATATAGTCATTTTCGACATCAAATCCAAAGAATTTATATCCATTAGAGGGCGTAACTGTTTCCCTGACTCTTACCCCGGCGGCCTTTACAGTAAGGAGCCCAGCACGTACAACAAAAACAAACTCAGCCGGGAGTTTATCTATTGGGTTAATGTCATATCGCGATGGTGTGTAATCATCAGGAAGAGAAATAAAAGGACCACGGTTCATTCCAGAATCAAATATCAACCGGTCTGTTAGAGACATTAAATATTCAGAATCAATGACGATGAGAACTGAGATCGTCATATCCTGATTATCGAGGATGATCATTTTAATCCCAGTACCAGCAAGCGCTGTTTCCAAAATGTCAGGCAGCGCTCCGTTCTGACCATTCCAGTTATTAATCCCTACCCTGGCCTTTAACACGACCCGGTATACGTCATCGCTCAGGTAGGTTAATGCGTCAGAAGACTGATACGGACCAAGCCAGATCCCCTGATCCCAGCCAACTCGCTCTTTGTCCCATTCAAGAAAAACACCAGATATCGGCGCGGCAACAGTCCGGGCTACACCAATCCATTGACCAAGAATATCAAGTTGTGCCCCTACGCCAGTATCTATATCGAACGCAGAGATAAGACCGGACACTGAACCAGACACATCAATTAGCGGCCTTGTCGACAGATCAACATGTTTTACAAATTTTGGTTTTCCTGCATGGTAGTTGGAAATAAGATCGGTGTATTTGCTCATGCTGTCACCGTTATCTCTATATTCTCCACGCTACATGAAACGGCCTCGTCATATACGACTGTGACATTAGCTGCTGCGACAGACTCAGCCGACCGACCTATTAACAGCTCCATAATGTCGTAATATCGCGCATTCCCTCCGCTGACTACGCCGAGGTTCGCCGGGGAATAAACCCGGCTCAGCAGCACACCATCACCAATAGCGAGAGAGTTAATGTACGAAGCAACAGCGGCTTTCATTTCATCGCCAATGTCAGAGGTGTAGCCAGTTAACGCCTTCAGGGTAATTGACACATATACCGGAACATCTACCGGGCGAGAGAAGCGAATGGTATAAGGATTTCCATACTTATCTGTGACTACCACGGCCGTTGTGCCGTAGGTGGAAACTCCCTGCCCCTTCACGCTTCGGATGGTACTGGCAATTTCTGTTGCATCCCCACCCTCAACGACAGCAGAAATAGAGTGCTCTGGTAACCCGTTAGCGTCCGTAATCTCGGTATCATTCTCAAACAGCTTGTGACGGGTTACGCCTTCAACGTTAGCAATTGCACCATCTACCGCGTCAAACGGCGTGAGAGAGGCCAGCGCGACGCTTTGCGCCTGCCTTACGCGTAGCTGCGCATCCGTCTCAGCAGCGACACCTACCGTGGCCGCCAGAGGGTTAGTCACCGAAGACCATCCACGCGTCGGCGTGTTGATGCCATTTACCGACCCCGCCACCGCAGCTACGGCGCCAGCATTCGCACACGTGGCCGTCGCCACCACTGTACCGTCAGTGCCGATCGCCACCGACGCAGGAAGATTCCAAATCACGCTGTTGGTATCGCGTACCGAGCCATTGGTGATGTTCGTACCGACTGTACCGGTCAGCAGCAGGTCAACTGTTGAATTGGTCGCTGCACGCCGGGTGATGCCGTTAATTTTGACGTTGCTCGTCAGTGCGTCACCCAGTGCCGTCGCCGGCGAGAACGACCGGTAAACAGAAATGGCCGTGTTGTTGGCGTCGTGAATAGCCAGCGCCATCAGCGCCACCATCTGGCCATCTTTGCTGTCTGGTTCGAGATAGGCATCATTGCCGTAAATCTGCTGGAAATAACCAGTTATGGTGTCCAGCACAGTTTGATAATCGGGTGCACTAATCCCCTCAGCGGTTACCGTTGCCGATAAGCCGAGTGTGTCCAAATTGAGGGCCATTTATGCCTCGCTGGTTACTGTCGTTGTTCCGTAGATGGTTTCTACCGTTGCTGTGAACGTTACACGCCGATTCCTGCCATCAACGGTAGTATTAAAGTCGGTGATTGATTTCACTCCGCTCGTTTCAAGGATTCGTTTTCGAATGGCGAGGTTATAGGTTTCTGGCTTGTGTCTCCCCAGAACGGACTGTATCCAGGGTGTTCCTGCTGTCGTATCAAGGAACCATTCGCCATACCAGAGCAAGAAGCGCGTTTTAATGGCCTGCGCGACGGCCTCCGGGGAGTTCACTAACCAGGTGTCATCGCCCTGACCAAAAGTGTAATCCCCGTCATCATCTTCACGTCGGTATCGCATATCACCCCCCAAGCGGTGCTGTGTTACTGCCACCCGATTCAACGCCACCATGCATGTGCTTATCGACGATTGAGCCATCCACCAGCTGCAGGCGCCCATCAGGAAGAATTTTAAGCCCGTTCAGATTAAAACCTCCCGGCGCCGTTCCGTTGATGACTCCGCTGGCAGGATTAAGGCTTAACTTTGTACTGCCATCGTCGCTACGCAACTCCACCGCACTGGTGCTAATGCCGCTGATTTTCTTCGCCTGCGACTGCGGGCCCACGATACAGAATGCATCCGATAAATCGTGCATGCGCCCGTCTACCGGCTCCTGAATACCGCCGCTCTGCCACCAGAAATCAATGCAGCGGTCTGCAAAGATAACCAGGCATTCATCACCAGCCTTAACAGGGAAAGTCAGTGTACAGCCGCCACCGCGAGGGAATACGACAGGAACGTCCACCAGCAGCGGGTAATCCCGGGTGACTTTGTTTCCGTCGTTGTCTCGCTCAATATAGCGGATTGCTGGCTGCACAACTGCGGTTACTGCGTCGGGGTTGAAAGACTGGATGATGCCAGGCAAAGCTACGCGAATTTGTTCTTTGAGCACCTTCCGTTCTGATTCGAAAGTTTCATCAAGCGATCCGCTGCGGGTTTGGTTAGAAGAAGGCATTCATAAACTCCAGATATTAAAAAACCCGCCGAAGCGGGTTTGTGTAATGAATACTGTAAACTAAGATGCAACCAAGAGTTCTTTATTATTATCAGTCTCCCCTGCTATCTCAAGGGAGCGGTAATATTGTAAAGCTGCAGGATCTGCAACATACTCAACTTTACCGTGATGCTCCTCAACGCACTGAATAATTTTACTTATATCTGTTTTAAAGAACTCTTTGCGCAGATTAACTTTATTCATACGTTCGCTACTAAGTTTATTATGCAAAGCATATTCAAGAGCTGGCGCATCATCACAGCTAATCATTGCATGCACATCAAACTCAAATGGCACACTTGCTCCGCTTAATTCACTAACACGATCTAACGGTTCAAGTCGGCGGGTCATGCCTATTTTGTAGACGTTTTCACCAAATGACCCGATGTTAGAAATAATATAGACATGCCCCTGCTTGGTCATCTGTGCCATTGATTTTGCCCGTTCATACTGCTTATGGACATCTTCAATCTCTTGCTCTAACTGGCGACGGGTTTCTTCAAGCTCTTGGCGATGCTCTTCATCAGCAGCCAACAAGGCTTCCTCTATGGCTTTACGCCTTGCTTCGAGCTCTTGCTCTTTGGCTTCAGCTTCTTGTTGCTGCCTTTCAAGTTCTTCGGCGCGCTGACGTTCTTCGCGCATTTGTCGTTTTATTTCATTCTGAGCATCTCGCTCATCCTGAGCAGCCTGAAGCTCCAACACCTTATCCCGAAATTCTTTTTCTACCGACTTCCAGTCAGAGCGATCGCGCAATTGGAAGAAATCATATTTTGCTATCAGCGTCTGATAAATTTCTTTCTCTCTTCGAATATCTTCAAGTTTTTTCTCGAAGTTTCTCAACGTAACAGAGTTAAGTAGGGTCTTACGCTTAAATCGATAAGTGTCATCAAGAACCTTTTGTATTTCTTCTTGCGCGGATTGATGCTGCTCACGAAATATAGCTTCAAAGTCGAATGCAAAATCAACGGCTTTGCCGAGTATTTCTTTACTTTTTATTCTATTTAATTCAATGATCTGCCTGAGTTCTTTTTTCAGGTTGTCGTGCTCAACTTCGCGAGCAATATCTTTGTTTTTATAATTTTCAATAGCCTCTTCCTTTTCCTCAATCTCAGCCGCAAGAGACTTTTGGTTTCTCAGCTCTAGATACTCAACAACTTTTTTATGTTTATTTATCAGGTATCTATAGGTTATGTAGGCGCCGATAGCGGCACCTATGCCTAAGACAATCAATATTGGATATAGCGCTTCCATTTACAATTACTCCAGAGTCAACAATTAGAATCATCTGAAATATACAAGATCTTGACTTCAAAGCGCCATACCAAAGCTAAGCCAAACGCTTAGTTAGAAACCTTTTTGCAGGGAAATGAACCGATTATCTTCGGTGCATCCATGCTGTTCTGCAGTAGCTGGACGTTCAAAAACCGTTTCTCGCTGCCGGGTCGATGAATGTATTGAAAACCATAGTTATTGCCGTCGCGTGCTGGCATAAGCCCCATATCGATTCTTATTCCATCCGAACCAAGGTTAGTAATCTTCTGAGAGGTGACGCGCTCGCCGTTAATCATGTCCATTTCACCCACCTTTACGACAATAGTGTATGGCCCGCAATACGCTGTATATCCGTTTGCTAATGCACAAGATGACATTAAAGCCGCAATGCAAAAAGCGAATGCTTTCACGCTTACCCCCGATTGAGTGAATCCTGAGTTCTCAGATCTTGGGCTCCACGCGCTTCACACATCATGTCCATGTACCACGCCTGGCCCCTTGCATCGCCAGTGTACATAATGCCGCGGACAATATAAACGCCATCAGTTGCGATGCTGGCCGGCTGTGCCGTGGTTCCCGTTACAGAGATATTGCCATTAATATCCTGATCGGTGATGCGGTCACCAGCCATAGCGATATCGTTATTCGCCAGGGCAGTGCGGTAAACTGATGCCTGGTCCAGTTCGATTAGCCCATTAACGCGAATGTTTGGGTTAATCAGCGCCCGCACGTTCACCCCATTGCCGATCGTTTGCTGTGGCATGCCGATTAGCCCGGTTGCGCTGTTCAATGTGATAGCTTCGTGAACATGCTCGTTTTTCGCCACCATCTGGCGCTGGCCATCAACGAATTGCCAGGTAGCCTGGCACTGGCTGGCTACGTTATCCATCAGGTCGCGGGTCATGCCAAACAGGACGCGGCCGCGCGGGTATACCGTGGCGGGCATCTGAGGGGTTACGCCTTCTGCTGCGCCCTTCGCCTCGAAATCCTTCATCAAGGCACGGTTCATATCAGCAACGGTATAGCCTGCCGCCAGCGTCTGCACCGTGATTGAAGAGGTAAACGCCAGATCTGTATCGGCAGCCTGAATAAGCACGAACGAATCAACAGGATTATCTTTGCCGGTGATTGTGTAGCGAATATCGCCAGTAAACAGCAATCCCCAGTTTCGGCCGTCAGACTGCCCCACCTTCGACGCATCGACCTCACGAACGCGGCCTACATCACTGGCGTCAACATCCGCGGCTATGCCGTCATAACCTGCGATGACCCGAATCGTCGCAAATTCGCTCCCTGTAATGCGGTTAACGGTATCCGCTGACAGGTTGTAAATTTTGAATGTCCCTGTTCGCGTAGCGCTGCTGATGTTGAACCAGTCGATCGTGAAAGTAACTTTGAAGTTACCCAAATCAATCCCTTTTCCGTTCTCATCAAGCAGCTGTAGTTCAAAGTGACGCATCCAGTTTTGAGACATAATTACTCCGTTATTGCCAGCAGGTGGCTGGCGGTACCGAGATCGGCCTGGGTTGGATAATCCTGACTGGGGTCGTCGCAAACCACGGCGAGTTTGAAGCCAAAACCGAGATAGGAATACTGCGCCAGCAAGTCAGTACCCGTCACCAGAGGGATACCTTTAACGACCTGGCTACCGGTGCTATCTGCGATATCCAGAACCCAGCACGGCTCCCGCCAAATGATGCTGATCTGGTAGGTGACACCTGCCAGAATGGTACTGAATTGCTGATTATCAGCAGTAAGGGGAATTTCGTTAATCTGCATCAACCGCCTCCCAGAATTGATTTAAGCCCCTGCCAGCCGGAGCTGAGAAGAGATTCATTCTGAGGCTTTGCCGCTTTGGTGCCGGAATTAATAACCGCTGAGGTGTTCGCCCCTTCCTTCATGTCGGCCTTATCGGCAACAGTTATCTGCTGAGTCTGGGTAATAATCACTTCCCTAAGAGTTAACACCGCCATCAGAACATTTTCCGACGTGCGGTCAGTGGTGACTTCAATCGCCCTGATCAGCATGTTGCCGTATAGCCTTTTCCCCGTGACGACATCAAAGGGGATTCGGCTGGCCTGCAGGTCCAGAATTTGCTGATAGGTTTCTCTTGGGCTGAGGCCGAGCGTAAGCCCCAGAGAGGACGTATCAATAAAATCAAGAAGCGAGCCACCACCTGAAAATCCAACCTCCATAACGACCTCTGAGGGCCGTTTATAGGCATGATCTGAAACAGGTGCACCCGTTTCAACCGGGTGCTCCGTGATTTCCAGGGTATCGCTGTGTTTTTCAGAGATAACCACGCTGGGGATAATCAGGCCGATACGCCGGGACTGCTGCTGGAATAGCGTAGAGAGAATATCCATTAACCCACTCCATTTTGATTTTTCCGCATTACCCTGGCATTTGAATCGACCTGGCGCCGGCCAACCTCCTGGCCTACCTCCATCGCGTTATTACCATAGATGTAATAATTGTTATTCTGCTCCACGCTAGCGCCTGCGGCCTGATATGCCATTGGACTATGCCAGTTCGCGTATCCCTCTTTACGGGCCATGGACTGCATCAGTGAGGCCATTGTGTTGGGGTCGTTCAGGTTCAAGACAGCGTTAGGAGAAACTCCCATCCAGCCTGCGACCTGTTTGGCATAAAGCTGCGGATCATTGTTGTCTCCCGCCGGTGCCCAGGTGCTGACGATATCCATGATTGTCTGCAGGCGGCGGCCAGTCGTTTTCCCTGTGAAGTAGCGCATCAGTTGGTTTTTCATCGCCGACCAGCCTTCCAGAGCTGATCCGAACGCACGGAAGCCGCCACCGCCGACAGGGCGAATGTTCCCAGGATTGTTGTTGCGATCGGCAAGCGTTTTCTGCTCATGCTGATACCAGCCGCCATCACTGAAGCGGGTTTTAACCTCCTCCCAGAAGCCCAGAACCTTACCTCGCGCGTTGACGGCGCTACTGGTTACGCCTGGCAACACATCGGGCTGATCGCTCCCTTGCTTGAGCAGAGCCTTGCCGATGCTTGCGGCATCAGACCAGCGACCGTCTTTGATGGCGTTAAGTAGATCACCAATCATACTCAGCATTTTGCTGAACTCACCCATCTGGGTAATGAAGTTGCTGAAATCCCACTTCAAAGACCAGGATTTGGGATCGATGTTTAGCAGTTTCGCCAGCGCTTTCCCGAGGTCAAAAACCGTTTGTTTCAGGTCGTCGACCATTTTTAGCGCTGCGTCTACTTCAGGCTTCCATTTACCCCAGTCGATGAGGCTTTTGCCGCCCTCTTTCCAGGTCTGGTAATCCTCCCACAGCAATGCGATAGCAGCTGCAAGACCGAGCACCCATGTAATCGGCGACGCCAGCATTGCGCGGTTCAGCAGCCACCAGGCGGCAGTCAGCGCACCCAGCAGCTCTATCAGCTCCTGCGACTGTTTATCGAGAGAATCCCACCAGCTGCTGATACTCTGGCCCAATTGAATAAGGCGGTAAATAACCCTGCCGACCATCTCGCCAGCCCAGAGGATGCCCTTAACCGTCGCGGTGATCGCCCCTTCGATTTTCGGGAAATTATCCAGAATCTGGCGACGCAGGCGGTCCAGCGAGCCCGTCAGACCATCGGCCAGACTGGAACCGATTTTGTCCCGCGCCATACCGGCCATCAAGCCGAATGACCGCAGTGAGGTCATGAACTTGTTTGAGCTAACAGCGGCCACGTCAGCGTTATAGCCGATCGCCTTCGCCATTGCGGTATATTCGGCGCTGAACTGGCCGATACCGCGACGCATAGCCATCAGGGTATTTTCATCAATACCCAGCATCTGTGCGTACTGGTTTGCACGGTAGTACGGCATGCTGCTGAGTCGTTGGCCGACGCCGGTGAAGATGCTGGCCATATCCCGCATGCTGCCTTTAGCATCGCGGGTCTGAACGCCCAGGCGGTTAAGAAATCCTTCGGCGCCGGGGTTGTTACGCACGAACCTTGACAGGTTTTCGAGGGAGCCGCGGGCGGCGTCCACGCTGCCGCCCATCTGGCTGACGGCAAAGCCGATCTGTTTGATGCCCTGCACCGTTGCGCCGGTGCGCTGAGAGGCCCAGTACAGGTTATCGAGACCGCTGGCGACTTTCGCGGTAAAGGCCACCACTGAAGCAGCAGCCAGTTCAACTTTGGCACCAAGCTCAATCGCCTTAAGCGTCGTCCCGGCAACCACGGCATCAAATTTTCTGGCGCCAGCCTCATCGACTTTGAACCCAAGCGAGATCAGAAAGTCCTTGAGCGTTTCAGCGTTCATTGTCCTCTCTCCATTTCGCTATTCGGTAATCGTTATCGGCTTTGAGGTCCAGCCAGTCGTTCATGCGGGCAATATCGGCCAGGTCGACTGACCCGTCCTTCAGGGCGGTATAGGGGATGTACCCGGCTTCCACCGGGCGCATCAGGAAGCTTTCGCCTTCCGGCAGGGATTCGAGCGTTAGGCCTGCGGCGGCTGGCCCTCCGGCGGACTGTCGGGGAGTTCTTTCAAAAAATTTCCCAGACTGTCGGCGACCACCCGCGCCACCAGCTGCAGCATCGTAAACAGGTCGATATCGTCGAACATCAGGACGCCCTGATCGAAGACTTTCGCCCAGCCCTTTTCGTGCTGGCGTGAGACGACGCTCAGGCACGGATAAATCACCGCGTTAACGTCGTCGTCCGGCAGCGCTGCCAGCGTATCGGCAATTTTCGGCAGCACGCTTTCCAGCACGGCGCCGGAGTTACCGGCGGCGGCCTGCGCTTTCAGCGTGGAAAACTCACTGACCAGACCTGCCAGCACCGGAAGAAGCTTACGGCTGACCTTCAGTTGCTGGAAAACGTCGAGTTTGGCGGTACGGTAGTTGACGCCTTTGATTTCAAATTCCATTAGTTAGAACTCCCCCAGCAGTTGGTCAACTTTACCGGCGTCAAATACCCACGACACCGTATTGCCGACTTTGGCGTTAGCGTGATCCGGCTGTTTCTGGAATGCGCAGCTGCGCGCGGTGGTGATATCGCCTGACACCTTGTTTCGGATGACGATTACGTTATTACCCCAGGTCGCTGAGGACTGGCTCTGCGCGTTATACATCAGGGATAGCTTTTTGTTCACTGGGGACGTTTTCAGCAGGGTTACCGTGATGGTGCCGCTCTTACCGGCGTGTAGGCTGTGCATCACCTCACCATCAGCTCCGACGGTCATGGTGTTTTTCGCCTCGGTCATAGTGACCGTAATGCCCTCTTCGGAGTTCGCCGAGCCATAGCCCAGATCGATACTCCCGGTCGGACCGGTAAGGGAGGCCGAGACGTCAATAAAACTGTAAGTGTTTCCCATTTATTCCCCCTTAACGAACCACGTTGATCTGTACGTCGCCATAGTGAATAGCGCCCGCCAGCTTAAGCGCCGCCTGAATCACCGGCGACTTCCGCGCTTCACGGTCAGACTGTGCCTGGTTATCTACTGAATCGGCGTAGACGTAGTAACCCTTGGTCAGCGTGTCACCTGATTCAATCTGACCGATCGGGCCGCCGTTCCACACACCCGGTGCCACCAGACCGTTATTAACCGCCTGGTCAAGCGATGCTTCGACATTGGTCATTAGCCGGGTACCCTTATCGCAAAGTTGGGTGAGTAATCTAAGCGAGGCGTGGCCTCGCTTTTTATTTGAGGCACTGCGTGCGGATGTAGTCCTGCTACTGGCTCACAGCCCGGTAATACGCCTGCCAGCGATATTTATCTAACCGCAGTTGGCGCAGACACTGAACGGTTTCGATATCAGCCTGCAGGTCTTCGTCGCTGTCCTTACCGGCGTCACTTGCCTTGCAAGGCGGGCTCATCAAATCCGGGGATGGCGTTGGCAGCGTCGATAGCTCGCTGGCGCAGCTGCACAGCATCATCGTCAAACCTGCACACAGTACGATTCGGAGACTGGACATATTTCACCACGTCGCGGGTTATGGTTCGGTAGATGACCTTGCCCTCTTCTGTAGCGGCAGCGGCCTTTTGCTCTACTGGCTGGATAACCTTTTCGGCTTTCTCTTTTTTCTTCGCCGCCAGGGCGTTGATATGGTCAGCGTGAGAATTCCAGCCAGAACGCCATGAGAAAATGCAGGAAAGCAGCAGGATAACCACCGCACTGATAATGGCGGTTAAGCGGCTCATCAGAACACTCCCGGAGCAGATGGAGGTACGCCGGGATTTAATGGCCCAAAGCCATCATCAGCCTTTTTAGGTTTCTCGCCCCACAAACACACCTCGCGCTCAATCTCGCGACGCGTTACCAGGCCCTTCCATTCTTTACCGCCGGCATAAGTCCAACGGCGCAATTGGTCACATGCACCTTTCTGGTCACCCTGGTTGATTTTTCGCAGCAGTGTAGAAGTCTGGAAGTTGCCAGCGCCAACGTTATACGCGAACGAGTACAGCGCACCTCGCATCGTTTCAGGGATCGGCTTCTTGATATAAGGGTTGATCTGACGGGCAACGCTGTTCAGGTCTTTATTGAGCAGTGCGCGGCATTCAGCCTCGGTGTACTTCTTGCCGAGCATGATGTCTTTGCCGGTGTGGCCATAGCAGACAGTCCAGACACCCACCACGTCCTGATAAGGGTTGTATCTCACACCCTCCAGACCATCGTTACCGGTCGGCCCGGTGATGAGTGCTGACGCAATGGCAATTGCTCCACCGCCAACGGCAGCAATAACGCTATTCCTCAGCTTTGGTGACATAGCCATTCAGCCGATCCTCCCGCTCTTTACGCCGGTAATACCAGTTCACGCCGCAGGTAATAACAGTGCACGCTATACCGACAACGATCGCCCAGTCACTCAGGCTCATTCCCGCCACTTTGTCGGCCAAAATCCATACCTCTGTTTTTGCTACATCGGCATAAGCCTTTGCTGAGACACCGCAGCCCGTCAGCGCGGTCCCGGTGCCGTATGAGAGTCTGCTGTAAATGGTGCTCATTTTGGTCATAGCCTCACCTCCGTGGTTACGGATGGCGCTGATGAAAGGAATAGGCGGCCCTGTTAGCGATTGCGGGGTTAGGAATCCCACGCTCTTTAACCTGCCCGGATTGGGTTATGAGCCCGTCAGACAGTGGGCCTGTATGAATGGCCGCCAGATGGATTTACGACAACACACAGAGTGAGTGAGTGACGTTCTGGCGGCACAAATAGAAAAGGCCGAACAAATGCGCGGCCTTTATATGTCTGAGTAAAAAAAAGCCCACTCGTCGAAGTGGGCAAAATGGTAGTTTGTTCAGTGGAGGTTACACCGCCAGCTCTGCCACAACGTCTTATGCACGTTATTTCAGGATTTAGCGAAACGATGCAACCACACAAAAAGTATAGTACGTAAAACAAGAAAAACATGGAGTGTGGTGCCGGGTGCCTCCCGGTAAGTCGCCGCCAGTCCACAGACGACTCGCAATGCGCAAAAAAACATATCAGACTGGCAATGCCCCTCCGCATAGGGGGATTCACCACGCCAAAAATTTAACACCACAATAACATCACTTCAATACTTTACGACGACGTGACAGGGGTGCATCTCGCGAATACCCCTGTCATATCGCCGGAAAGCAAAAACCCCGCGATTGCGGGGTTTCTGATGATGCCTTTACGTCCCCTTCCCGGCGCTTATCTCCGGCACTCGCAGGATATGCGGTGGCAGCTCTTTAAGGAGGAATTTGTATCTTACTAACCGGCTATTTCCAGAGCAACCTGGAGACAGATACATAAACTCAGATTCGATAAAGTGATCACAAATATTATTTATGCTGAGCTACTTTCTAGACAGCCCCTCAACGAAAAAACTGGAGATAGCGTGTAGCAGATGGAACCCTGTCAGGATATCGATTTGTACAACAACCAACAGGGCAATTAATAACGGCTGGGCGGCTTTTAGGGTGAACATATGATTCTCCTCTGTATTAGAGGTTAGATTATCTCACCCGCTTCATCTGGTTTTTCCCGATTAGCAGACGTTTTCCCTCAAAAATTTGCCAGAACGCCACGTCCATAAAAGTAACTTTTGATACATGTGGTAAACAAAAAACCCGCCTTTGTGAGCGGGTTTCTTTTAGCTTTGCTGCTCAGTTCGCTTTAACGTCCCGAGCCTAACACAATTCAAGCATTTTCTGCGCAAGAGTTCAAGTAAAATTTGTCGCCATTTGTGCCGAAAGCATCACACATTGGCGCATAAAGCATCGATTCTGCAAGATTTAGCCAAACATCAATCCTGCTCTCACACGTTCTCAGACACCATTCCGGGTGTTTTTCGTTAAGGTCACGAGCCATAGCCTTTTTGCTGAGCCTCTTGATATACCTGTCTTCTATAAGTGCATACAGGCTCTTGTATCCTGAGCGAACCAGTATTTCTCCGAGTACTGAATTGATGGTCAACGCCTCTTCATCAGTACAAAACGCCAGGCCACTTTTGTTTTTACCGCTGAGGATCTCTTTTAAAAACGCTTCTAACTCAGGTTTGGTAATGCCTGATTTCTTCATGCGGCGTAAAGCATCGTTGATAGCGGTTTTGGTAATTTTCCCGGATGCCAGTAGCTGGTTAAACATATTCCCTCCACTGCCGCCGCCGATATAGGACCAGCGCCCCCACATACGCAGTTTTCCCTGTATCCAGATACTTTCCAGAGTGCGGAGGCGAACCATTTCACCTGATTTACCAACTTCAGAAGGGTTAATCATTCTTCCACCTCATTTTTCATTTTCTGCTGGTCAGCGGCAAACAGTGCCAGTGTCATAAATGCGCGGCCCTTAGCTTCAAGCTCACTTCGATTGATGTAACTAAGTCGCTCGCCACGCCAGTTCTTATCAAAAACAACAATGGCGCCGGCGAAGAATGCGCTGGTCGGCCTTTGCTTTTCGTCGGCAGGCTTAAACCAGACAGGTAGATCGAAACCAATTCGACCGCGGATAAGGCAAACATGATCCGCATTTTCCGGCCACCATGTTTCGCTCGTTGCTGATTTGACCAGGAAAACATAGCGGCCGCCCTTCTCGCGTTGCGCAGCTGCGTAGTTCATGATGTGAGTCATGCCTGTAATGGCCTGCTTTTCGTGGTACTGAGAGCGGCTATATGGAGGATTTCCGAATGCTGCGCCGCCGAGTTCTGCCAGGCGACCAGACCAGTCTTGCGTCAGCGCGTTATCTTCAGCGGTGTACCAGGTGGGGCATTTTGCATTGCTGTCATCAGCGAACAGGTCAAGAACCAACGGACCAAACATCGCATTGATACCCCAGAAAAGCGGGTCCGGAGTTCGCCACTGGTCGCCAACCTCTTTTAAATAATGGGATGGCGCTACGCGTTTAGCAGCCAGGAATTCGCAGTAGGTATTAGTCATGCGGCCTCCTGTGCTTTTTTCAGCGCGCGCAAGTCGGCGTATGCCTGAATGCGGATGGCTTCCAGTTCTTCGATGGTCCAGCGGTGAATCCGGTTGTCGTTATCCAACTCCTGAACAGCAGCTTCACCAGCTTTCTCCACCAGCCCGACACGGTAGGCGACGATGTTTCCTGATTTACCGACGTTGCAGTCATCGCACTGGAGATTGATATTGATGCGGGTAAACCGCAGGTGGGAGGCTTTGGCGACGGTCCGGTAATGGCCGGCGTGCCAGACAGCAGCAGAGTGAGTACCGCATGAAATGCATCCTTCGCCATTAGCAAGGGCTGTTTCACGGCAAAGGGTGTTCACAACCCGCTCGGTTACTTCCAGCCAGTGGCTGAGAGGTTTTTCAACCGTCGTTGGTTCAGGGCGAATATGGTGAACGGGTTTATTTTTTAACCTGTTTTGTGCCTTAACCTTTTGTTTCTCGCGCTGATAAGCAAGGTACTGGCTCTTATGCTCTTCACAGCACCAGTAAACATTAGAATAGGTAAGGTTAAACCAGGCACCGCAACCGGGTGCTTTGCATCTGCGACGGGGGTCTCTCATATCGCACCGCCTGGGCGCGACAGACAAACAGAAACACCGCGCACAAAGGCACGGCGTAGAATGGCGTTGCTGCGTTTTTGCGTCATCACTTTACTCCGGTGATGGCGCGATAGGTTCGGTGTTCAGCCGAAGTGATTAGTATAAATCAGCTTTTCTTCTTCCGGAAGAATCTTTTGCATTGCTTGTGAGATTCCTTGGTAATTATGATTTCCCCATCCTCCAGTGGGGTAAGAACAAAATTCCCCCCCGGCAAACTATCAACGACATAACGCCCCAGAATGCGAATTGCTTCAATGATCTCTTTCTCACTCATTAGTTAGCACCTTGTGATTATTCCATAAATAGTGGTTTTTGCTTTTCCTGTACAGGGATGGCTAAAAATGAACTCGCGACGTTCTGGAATACAATGACATATTTAGATCGTCCATCAAGACCCTATTTTCATGGGCAAAATAGAATGACAATGAAAATACAAAAAACAATAAATTCAATGCATTACAAAAAATCATTGAATATAAAAAAGTCATTCACATTTTTTCTCTGGTGCAACCCACTATTTCACTCAGCCAGAAGAACTCAGCCAATTTCAGAATTTAATTAATTGCATGTAAAATAGAGCAGCAGAAAACACTACCGCGACAAAGAATGCACATTTTGTGTAGTGTGCAACCCCCTATTTTCCAAGCCAGAAAAAGAAAACCCGCAAAAGCGGGCTTAAGATGATGGGTTGATAATCACTCCGGTAGCTTTTGTTCGACCTTGTTATGAATCTCCCACAGACTGATTCCGCAACTTGCGCAGAAACTGGCGAGATAGTCCAGACCAGACCACTCCCTAACGCCTCCGCGCGCAGCCTCGACAAAAACCGCGATTTCCTTATCGCGCCAAAGACCAAATAACCGCCAGCCACCACCGTCAGGACTTTTTACCGCAGCGATACGCGTTAATACGCCGGTTTGATACAGCTCGGTGAAGGCCGGCTTCTTCCTGGTTATCATTCGCATAAATAACAAACCTTAGATTTGTTGATAGCAAATAGCATGTTTGCGTTTTACGGATTCGAGTTTGTAAGGCATGCGTCAGACCTTAAACCGATGGCTTGTTATTCTGGCGCCCATGTCCATCTCATCCCTGATTTGATGCTCACCTTTAACCTCCTGCGGGGCGCATGGAGGCGGCATCCAATGGGTTATCTCGTTTTCGATAGCATCGCCGCAATGATAAAAAGTCTGTGTTTTATGGCTGTAGTGACCGCTTGTTACTTCTCCAATTTCAGCATCCCATAGGATTACCGATATGCGGTCTTCCGGCATCCGCTCGCTTAGCGGAATCCATCCCGGAATAATTTCAGGAATATTTTGTGGTGCGTTTTGTGGTTGCGGGGCGGCTGCGAGCATGGCGATATACGCAGATTTAAATACATCCCAGCCTGGTGTTGATGTGAAGCAGTACTTTGCAGCCCAAATCATCTCCGCCGTCGGCTGCACATACGCTTTCGCCAGCTCCAGATACTTCCGCTCTTTGATTGACAGCTCGCCCGCCGACTCCAGCGACTGGATGAGCTCGTTTACTGTTGAGATGTTCATACAGCCTCCCCAAGTACCCAGCGCAGTGCATCAGCGTATTCACCACTGGCACCTTTGAGGGCTTTTGTTATTTCTTTGCGTGATTTGATGCGTGGCTTTGTTTCGCCCAGAACAGCGCGCTGACGACGTGCTTTTTCGTGGCCGGTAGTGCCAGCGGTCACCGCTTCGATTTCCGCCACTTTTTCCCGCTGTTGTTCGGGTTTCAGTGATGCCAGCTGACGAGCCTGGGTAACAGTGACGGAACCGGCCTCAACGGCATCTTTAACGGCCTGGGTGGCATCAAGTAGGGACAGTGTTGCGCGTACAGTCTGCACGCTACAGCCGAACATCAGCGCCAGGTCTTGCTCGTCGTGTCCTCGTTCCAGCGCATCGGCCATTTTCTTCGCACGGCCCAGCGGTGTATCGGCCTGGCGGATTTCGTTTGCGCTAACCATCGCCTGAGCCATGCGAACAGCCGATCCGCGCTTAGCGACTGCTGGAACCAGCAGCGGAGTTTTTCCCTCTTTCACCAGGCGCTTGTTGGCTTCCAGGGTATGGCGTACACGCTGACGGCCATCAACCACGCAGGACAGGCCACTTTCCGGGTCTTTCCAGACGATGATCGGCTCCAGTACGCCCTGGTCCATGATGTTCAGCACCATCGCATCGTTAATCGGCAGATGTATACGTTCGTCGTAAAGCGGGTGTGCTCTGTCGGTCACAAGGTGCAGATTTTCCGGTTCGAACATCAGGACGTTCGTTTTGCCGCTGGCGCCGTATGCATCGATCGAATTTTTAGCCATTTTTCACTCCAGTTTCCGCTATCCACTTTTCTTCGAGGTTTTGCTTTGCTTTTTTCCGACTACCAGCCCAGTAGCTTTCCTGAACGCGATAGTGGTCATACGGGCATTTCAGAGCTCCTGAGCAGGATCCAAACCGGTAATCTTTCCAGTGAAATTCCGGAGCAGCGCCACACTTAGGGCATACAGGTAATTTCACTGAGCCACCTCGCGGAGTTTGCAAAATTTAATGCTGTAAAACGGACTGTCAGGGTTGGTGATTTTGGAACTCAGAAAACCCGCTTCCTGCAATCGTCCGCAGCGGTAGTGCGGCCGATCGATAGTGCCGACCAGCGACTGCCACTCAAACCAGACGCCAACCGGGACAGACTGGAGCAGCTTGATATCTATCGCCGTGAGGTTATGAGACACGTTGGACGGTGTTTTATCTCCGCCAGGCATCCAGTAGCCGTTCAGGTTCTGCGCCTTGCCTTCACGCTCCAGCACCAGAAGGCGAGCCAGCATTTCAGGTGGGTCAAGTTCAAAATACCCAGCCAGGTCACGACAGGTAACTTTCCCCAGCTCGTTCAGTACGTCAGTGATTTTTTCCATCGGATTTGTTCTCGCGTTTAAGTTGGGGTCAGGCTGCTGTACGGCATTGCTTCAGGAGGGTCTCAAACATCAGGCGCTCCCGGTTGCTGCAGCCAAACGGCATGTCGTTAACACGCCAGACAGTCGCTCCATTGCGCAGACCGCCAGGGATGATGCGGTGCATCCCTCGCAGCTGGCGGATCTGTCCAGACACAGAGGGCATACCGCGATTCAGTGCGCTGGCAATCTCTGCTGCTGTCATGTCGGGATTGGCCGCGATAAATTCGAGCATTGGAATTTCACCGCGATACTGTGTTTTTTTCGATTTAGTCGTTTTCATGAAAAAATCCTTAGCCCCGAAAGCCTTTCGGGATGTTGGTATCCGGCTTGCCCATACCGAACGAGCCGCTGGTTGCCAGGTTTGCCGGGCATAACTTCAGGGCCAGCTCTTGCCATTTGCTGCGTAGGGTTTTCACGGATTGAACCCGGGAGCACCAGAACTGATCGCGCTGAATGCGCTCAATCATGGTGCGCATCTGGTCATGGCTGCAGCCGTGCTCCTGGCGCAGCATGCAAATTTCTTGCGCCCAGGCTGCGAAGTTCGGCTCTCTCGGTTTAGCCAGAGTGCCGTCGAACTCTGCTGCGCGTTCGTACAGCTCGATGATGGTCGACCAGAACCACAGCGCGAGATCGAAATCTTCATCGGTAGCCAGGATGCCATCGGCAGTAGCTTCTGGAAGATTTGCTTCCGGGATGGCTGTTTTCTGAGTCGATTCAGAAAAGTTATCCACAGGAGAAATCTCGCCACTCTGGTTTTTATGATCTGTATGTAGTGATCTGTTTTTAAGATCTGTATAGAGAATGGATTCGGCTTGAGAGCCGTTTCCAGGATTCGGCTCTTGGGCCGTTTCCATTCGGCTCTTGGGCCGAATGCATTCGGCTTGAGAGCCGTTTCCATTACTTTCAATAACTTGCTTCGATTCGGCTCTTGAGCCGTTTCCATTCGGCTTAAGAGCCGAATCCAACTGTTTCAATGACTTACTTGAATTCCCCTCTTGCGGGAATATTTTGGAGATGAGCGCTTCCTGATCGACGCGGTAATGCTTCTTCGGCGTGCCGTTTACCTGCCGAAGCTCTTCCTCGATAACGCCCGATAAGTACTGATCAGTGATTTTGAACATGGCCTTTCTGACCACATCGCCATCTTTAGCGCGAATCTCTTTCGCAAGCGCTGCATGCTCTTTGTAAAACCAGCCATCGTCCAGGCTCGACTTACCGGACCAGAACACCAGCTGATTGAGAATGGCGGCCAGCAAATGCTGCTGCCTGTCCCCTGCAAAAAAATCCAGATACGGTCCAGGGATAGTGATGCAGTTCCCCTGCCCTGACATGGCCTGAACAATGTCAAACACCTGATTGCTCATACCGAAACCTCATTGTATTTCCGTAAAAACTCACGTAACCCCATCCAGCACGCTGTCCCGCACGCTGCCCGGTATGAAACGTCTTTCTCAGTAGCGTTGATTACCGTCACCATATGGCCCCTGCGTCTGTGCTTAAACCGCGCTCCCGCTTTAGGGATACCATTCGATGCACTGTCACCTTCGGACGGCGTATAGGCTGGGTAAGCCCTTTTCAGGCGGGCGATCAATTCAGCTGCAGACGGGTTGCACATAGTCACCTCCGGGATCAGTGGTACTTCGGCACTTCAACAACACAGGGTTGGTATGCCTTGCTGTATATGGACTCAATAGCGTCGTCATGCGCATCAATCGCAGTTCCGATGGCATACTGAGCCGCAAGCAATGCACGGCGCTCAATCGTGTCGTAGATGCTTAGGCGGTGCCGGATATCCCGCGGGAGAACGCGTAAGATAGACGGCAGTAACAGGCGAATTTTTCCGCGCTGCTGTTCTGTTTCACCCTTCAACCAGCGATGGAAAATGTTCTGCTGATTGCTCCAGGTTTTACCAGGCTGCAGCCGCAGCTGGTCGCCACCAATACGCGCATACTCCTCAGCGATAGCATTTGCTGCGAACGCCTGGCCGACTTCAGCAGCCCAGGCAAGCAAAACCATTTCGATATGTTCGTGTTTGATTTCCATCAATCAGTCTCCTTCTGACGTTTAGTGATAATTTCTTCCGTAAGCCCGCTTAATGCGGTTGGATGCAGATCGGGGCGAAGCTCATGTGGAGTTACAACCCAACCGCCCATGCGACAAAGGGGAATGACTCGCTCACTGGGAACGCTATTTCTAGCGATCCAATTAGCTACTGATTGGCTGGATTTGAAATTGAACATCCGAGCGACATAGGAGACGTTCCCTATTGCTCTGACGGCCTTTTCTGTGATGTTTTTATATGGTGTAAGCATTCTTACCTCCTGTGAGTTGGTAAGTAGAGAATACTACACAAAGTAGACAATGCAACTACTTAAAATAGAAATGACTAAAAACTTTCTCTGCCGTAATCTTCTACCTATGGTAGAAAAAACGAATAAGCATCAAGACTTCGCGGACCGGCTTAACCTTGAGATGGGTAAAAAAAACCTATCAGTTAAGCAGTTGAGCCAGGCGGGACAAGTCACCTATGAGATGGCCCGGCGTTACACGCTGGGTACGGCAAAGCCACGCGATGAAAAGTTGATACGGATCGCTGAATGGCTGAACGTACCGCCGGCGTGGCTCGACTACGGGGGAGATGAGAAAAACATTTCTACAACCGAGCCAGTTTTCACCGGACAGGTAGAATCTGCAGAAAGTGAGCAAGAATTTTCAAACTTGAGTGAAAGTGAGAAGCGACTGATCAGAGTCTTCCGTCAGTTCCCTGACGTTGAAGCGAATAACATGCTCCTCGCTTTTGAGGTTAGGTATAAGAAACTACTTGAGTTTTATAGCGAATACGCCGACCCAGACCAAAAATAACCTATCTGACCCACACCCCATAAACCCAGCAATGCTGGGTTTTTTTACGCCCCAACAAGCCTGATAACAACTTAAAGTAGATATTTATTTCTACTTTTGGTGTTGACCAATCTACTTTTCGTAGTATTCTCTACTTATCGACACAACGGTGCGATAGGTTAAACGTTCGGTTGGCCGCCATAAGGCTAAAAATCAACAGGCTTTGCAATGCGGTGAATGCGGCTATGCGCACGCGGCTCAGTAAAAAAATACCGCCTTGTTATCCCGGGTGGGGTGGAAAAGAAGCGCCGGCAGCAGTTGTTAACTGGCTACTGTCACCGGGAGGCACCCGGCGCCGCATTGCAAAGCCTGTTCGGTACTCAAATTCACAGAGGGTAAGGAGATGATTAGAGAAGAAGAAGTTCCTGAGTGGCGCCGGTTCTGCATGAAGGTTGCCGTGTTTTTGGTTGTGGTCCTCATAGTTAGCTTTCCGTGCTGGGGTGTGAAATGAGCAAAAACGGTATTCGTTCACTGGTTATCGCGCTGGCCATTGGTATTGTTTTCTGGGTTGGCCTGGCCATCGAAATAAAAGGAGCGCTCAATGGCTAGCTTACAGATTAATAATCCGCAGCTTCAGGCAGCACAAAGCAAGCTCGCTATTGCTCAATTTATTGGTGATGGAAGTATGTGGGAACAAGCCATGTCATCACTGAAGAGCGCCTACGAAGCAAAAAAGCATGCCGAAGACTGCATGTTTCCGGGTCACATAAACTTATTATCACGCCTTGAACTCTGGGATGCAGTCTTAAATCATGAGGCTTACGGTGATTTACTTTCTGTCGATGGTGACCTTCTTACTGCTCAATATAAAATAAACACCGAAGTCTCTTATTAATTATTAAGTCACGGAATTAATTAATGCCTTAAACGGCAGGTACACACGCAAGTAAAATATATTTGGAGATATATATGGAAGATTCAAAACATCGTTGCTATGGCTGTGGCGGCACCTTCGCACGTGAAGAACTACAATACCGTCCTTCCGGAAAAGGGGCGTATCGGAAAGAAATATATTTCTGCCCTGCATGTAATGAGAAAGAGAAGCAGAAGCTTGCTCTCACTGCGGCCACGTCTTCATTCCGCAAGTCGTTACCCGCAAGGCCAGGAAGCATGGCTCACAGGCGCTGGTAGGCACTGGATGATAATAGTATCAAACCGCATCCCCTCGCACGTTAATGACAGGGCTGCATAAATCCTTAGCCTGTATGCCAGTGGCACCTTAAAGCCATGTCGAATTAAGTGCGGGAATTTAAGTTTACGAATTGGAAGGAAATGGCGTTTGTTATCTCGAAATAACGGCAGTTGTTGGGAGGTAATGAGCCATGAGAAATACAACCAACTCAAAGACAGGAAATCGTAATTATGAAAATAGAATTTCATGAAGATGGATTCGATGCCATCGCCACTATCACCAGTACGGTATTTGAATTCCGCCTTCATAACCGAGCCGTTGATACGGCATTATTCCTTGCCCCTTCAGTTCGCACTAAGCGCAGCGGGTTCTTTATTTTAAAAACGGTTATTACCGGCAGACCTTCTCACGTGCTGCATGCGTATACGGCAATTCTGGCGGAGGTATCACGATGAGCTGCGGATATCAAGGTTATGAGTTCGGTGCGCATTACCCGGATAGCCTTTGCTGCGATGGCTACCCCTGGGATGCTGATAGCGGTGATGAAATGGGGATGGATAACGGCGGGGATATTCCTTGTCCAATCTGCAATCGCAAACAATGGATGGCTTTCTACCGCAATGAAATTATTGAGTGCGGCATGGAGCAGGCCGACCGCAAGCGCGGGCCTAAAACTGTGAAATACGGTGGATTCCCGGAGCCGATTCGTAGCGATGCAAAGGCTATGCGCACCATCCGCCGCTGGCTGCGTCGTGGTTGGTATCAGGGCAAGAAGGCGGTGTAGCATGATGCATTTGTTAATTATATCAGCAACTGTAATTTTCGGCCTCCTCACCTTTATTGCGGTTATGTCATTTATGACCTGGGAAAACTGCTTCCGGCTGCTTGGTCGCAACTGCATCATTAGAATGATGATTGTTCTTTTGATTTTTTCGTGGGCGAATTACTTCATTTTTGGCGGTGCAGCATGAGCGTAGGGATTGCTATCATTAACCGCCCGACAGTCGCGGCTAACAATGCAGGGAAGAGCTTAAGCGGATGTATGAGACTTGGTGCCACTATCGTGGCCTGA